TCCTCTACCTGCATCTCCAAATACACTGGTAGTAGTATCCATCATCATAGACTCAGAAGGTAAATCAGATTTTTTAACTTTTACTGGTCCATCTTCCGTCATTATAATTACAAAGTCTTCTGTGCTTGTGTCAGGCATAATCTCCTCCAGTAATTGTGTTTTTATCATTTCATTAGCACCAGACTCGAATCCTATTCTACCACCGTCTGCTTTATTTTCTGTCATTAAAAATTGTACCTGTTCTTTTGTTAAACCTGTAATAGTAGATATAAGATCTTGATCAGCTCCCATACCTATCATTTGTTTTGCTTGTTTTGCTTTATTAGGATCAATCATTCCCATTTCAGGAGTTCCTTCATTGTATCCTATTCTACCACCATCTTTTTTACCACCAAAGAAATTTTGTAAATACTCGCCGTACTCTGCTTGTTTCTCGTCTCTTTGTGCTTGATCGTATTCTTCTTCTGTTAATTCTACTCCAGCCTGTTTAGCTAACATTAAAGCTTCTGCGTATGAAGCTGCAGCAGTTGCTGCTCCAATTACCGCTGCTTTGTCAATAGAACCATCTGGTTTAGTAAAAGCTGCTTTAACTCCTTTTTTTAAAAGATCTTTTCCATAATCAACAAAGTTTGAAAAGGTTGATCCTGAATCACTTATTAAATCAACTGAGCTTACTGTATCTCCTGGAAGAAGATCTTGAGTAAGGTCTTGAGCAAAGGTGCTTGTTTTATCACCTACACCTTGAACAGTTTTATCACCTACACCTTGAATAGATTGAACATCCTTTTTAAATAAATTTTTTATACCACCTGAACCTGTTGGCATACTAAACGCATCTTTAGCAAATGGGTTTTGTAATCCTTGAAAATCTGCTCCACCTAAATATCTAGCACCTTGACCAAGTCCATAAGTTAAAGCTCCACTTTTTAAAGAGTCTCCAATACGTCCTGTTTGATCAAAGCTACCAATACCTGACATTCCTGCTGCAAGTAACGGGTTAAAGGGTGCAACAAAAGGAGCTGCTTTTACTGCTATTTCAGATACTTCGTTAGGTATAATTTTTCTAACAAACTTTTTAAGTTTGCTACCTAAACCAAATTTTTCTCTAGGGGCAACTTCCATAATACCACCATCTGCTCGTAATTGTCTGTTCATTAAAGATCTAGATATCGCCATAATTTAAATAAATTTATACTGTTAAGCAGGCGTAGAAATCCTGTAAATGTGATACTTTATTTGATTTTTTTAGTGTCGTCAACTGCTTTGAGAGGCTTAGTTGCTTGTTCTAAATCATCTCTAAAACGACCGCAATAAGAGTATTCTCCTACATGAGTTATATAGTCATTTATATAGCCATATACCTTGCCACCTAAATCTGTCCATCTTTGACAAAATCCAAAGTCTTCACCGAAGTAACGTTTAGTAACAGGGTCATGTAAGGTATCAAATAGATTATACATATTATCTTTTTTCTCTTCTTTACCATTAATATTAGTGGGTTGAAATATCTCTAAGTGAGGGTATTCTTTAATCATTTTTTCAAGAACTTCTCTTTTAATTAACATACATCCCGTAGGAGCGTGAGTTAGTTCCATAAGTCCTCGGTCCACGGTAATTGAATTAGGATTCTCTACTTTAACAGGAAAGGTAAACCCTGCTTTGGCCAGATCATTAGCATCATTAATAGCGCTTTGTTTTAAGGTATGTCTTCTCCATATTTTATCCCAACTTAATATCTTCATAGGATAAGGTACCCCAATAATATCTTTATCAAACTCTAACATTTTAAAAATAGTCTCAGCATTAAAATCAATATCCGAATCAATAAATAATAAATGAGTATAGTTGTCTTCGTGGCTTAACATTTCAGCAACACATAAATTCCTACCTTGAGTAACCAAAGATGATTTTAATAATGTAAAGCTTACTTGTATTTTTTTAGCCCAACATGCTTGTTGAAACTTCAATACTGCTTGTGTGTAATGCATACTAACATCACTATGACAAGGAGTGCCTACCATTATTCTATAAGGAGATTGTTCTCCTATATTTATTTCAGTTACTTTATTTTCTACTTTGTTGGTTTTAATGGTTTGGTAAGTATCTCCATTTGGAGTTTCTGTTTTGTCCTGGTTAAACCATATAGGTTCATTTGGCTTTGGCATTAATTGCTCCTTGTAAAAAGTTAGTCCATGAAGCAGCTTGTTTATTCCAAGAATAATAAAACTGTGTATAACTAGCTTGTGTGGTTAAATGGTCTTGTATTACTTTTTCATGAAGTGTTGCCGATGCAGCATCTATGCCATAAGCAAATTTTTCAGCTAAGGCTTTGTAATTATTGTCATAGGGAATATACATTGGAAACTCTGCGCCTGTTTCAAACAGAGCTCCATAGTTTGTTACAATACTGTACAATCCAGCAGACATTGCCTCCAGTAAAGATATACAAGAAGTCTCCTCAAATATACTTGGATACACATACATATTATAATTTTTTATATTTTCTCTAATGTATTCATTCGGTTTATAACCAATGTAATTTACATTAGGTAAAGACTCCGCCTGATCGTAAAGGGCTTTGTAATCTTTGTCATTTTTATCCATAAAATCTTTGCCATAAACTTCACAAGATGAATATACATCTAAAGTAATTAATGGGTTTTTAACTAGCTGCATTGCTCCTAATAAAATAGATAGACCTCTCCAAGGAGTGTTTTGATGTATGATTTTTATAGGTTGTCCTTTTTGATAAGGTTTTGATTGTTCTATTTTGTCTACACCGTTTTTTATAACAATACATTTTTCAGTAGGTAGACCAAACATCATTCTAAACTTTTCATGATTCCAATGAGAATTAAATACATACCAATCATACTTATGGTGATTTGCTTTATTTTTAAACCAAGGATATAAATTAGGTTGATCGTAAGAATTTTTTTGCCAAAGTATATTAACCTTGTTTGGATCTAATGGAACTTTACCTGGTATTGAAGTACAAATTTGAACTTTGTCCAATAAGCTTTTGTCTACGTATTTATTTAAAAAACTTAATTGTAATTCAGTTCCACCTTTAGGTGTTTGATTTCTTATTTTCATTCATGACTTTCTGTAAAATATTCAATCCTTTCGGGGATACCTGTACCGTTAAATCTTGAGCAATGTGCTCTGCAACTGTTTCAGTATTAGGATCAGCTATATCTGCTTCTTTCTCTGCTTCGTCTTTATATATTTTATTTGTTCTAGTATTTCTCAACACTACTGTTGTAGTACAATTTATTTTTAAAATACTATCATCCATTTTGTTGTGACCTGTCTATTAAAGCATAACTTACAGCACCTGTTATTTCATTTGCTGTATCTGCCTGCATCTTTATAACATCTCCTGCTTCTAAATTCAAGGTATTTACAATCATATTTACCATACTTTTATTAAGCTGCGCATGGCCTATTTCTGTATCACTGCCACCAGATTTCTTTAAATATAGATCAGCATCTACGTTTGATGCATCCATGTGACTAGCTTGTACAGTTTTTACAATTGCCACTGCAGAAGTCGCTACTGTTAATACTGTAGTTAAGTTAGTAGTTGTTAAATCAAATACTGCACTTTTATATTGTATCGTCATGATAGAAAGTAATTATATGTATCTTGCTCTTCTTTCAAGTCGTTTTGAAATGAAAAATTAAGTTGGTCTTTTAATGTGGCAATAGACTCTAAAATTTGTCTTTGATTATCTACCTCATATTCTTGTTTGGGTTCAGGTATGTATGCAGCTATTTTAGCCATTATCTTCTCCCATCTGGTTTAGCATCTAATCGTAATGTTCCATAACGCCAAGTCTCACCTATAGCATCATTTTCTATTTTAAGTGCCACTAGTCTTCCTCGAGCACGTGTATCTATTTTATCAGTGGATGAAGTTACTGTAAAGGGTCCAAGAGGTGAGCTTGCAGCTGTATCACTTGGATAATTATTTATTAACAAGGTGATTTTTGAGTTACCAGTAAGCACTTGAAAGTCTGGTATAAATCTTTTAACCGACATTATGTATTCACCATCTCCTTGTAGATTAGCAATATTATTAGAATTAGTAATATCAAAATCACCAGATTGAATGTATGCATCAATTGATGTTGTACCCGAACTATTGACTTGATCGGTTCCGGTTTCATGAGCATAGTAAGTTGATGCACCATATTTAGCTGTTATACCTTGTATTGGAAAGTTAGGTACAGTGGTTGAATCATAGTCAGTTGCATAAGGCAGATCAAAAAGTCCTTGATCTATGTAACTAGTTCTAGCTAGGGATGAAGTAGTCCAAACATTTTCTGCGTAATTATATACTACACATCTATTAATTTGACTAGATCCAAACTCGGCATAAAACCAATTAATTTCATTATACAATGTGTTGTGTTCTGCATAAACTAATTGATTTGCACTTTGGTTAATTCCTAAATTATCTCCTGTTGTACTAAATACAAAGTCTTCAACTTCACAAGGAATAGATTTTACAGTACCATCAAACATAAAGAACCCACCTTCCCCTGACATCCAAAACACAATACCATTAGAATAACTTAATGCGTTCTGTCCAATTAATCCACAATTTGTACCTACTTGTCTGATACTAAATGTAAAAGGTGGTCCAACAAATTGAATTACATAAGCAGAAGTATCTGTTAATACTAATGTATAATCTTTACCGGACACTGCTCCAATAATTTCATTACCTTTATCTAATCTAAACGTTCCTGCAGTATTAGTTGCTGTTGGTTGATATACGTTAAAATTTTCTTGGTCACTAAATCTTATAAACATTGGATCTTGAGTAGTAGAGTCTGCAATTGTTGTTTCTGTTCCAAAATGAAATACATGTCTATCTCTATCAGATACTTGAGTTAATCTTGTTTTAGTGGGAGCACCTGACATGACGGCTGCTCTGTTTGATCTAGGAGTTGCTGCTCCTGCGTTCCATGTAAATGTTTTACCGTTGTGAATAGTTGCAATTAATATTTGACCAAAATTATCTAGTGACCACATACCCGGATCCAGAACCACGTTACTGGTTGCACTTGCAGTTCCCCATGTGCTTGATCCCCATGTAGATGTTCCCCAACCTAAACCTGCGGTTTGAAACGTTGGACCAACTATTTCATATGGATCAATTTGTGCTGAACCGGTACCAGATGTAGTTCCAGCAGAATTAGAAGGCATAGTTATTTCAAATGTATTTGCAGTTTTATTTTTTACTTCAAAAGTATTTTCTGTAAAATCAGTTGTTGCATAACCTGAACCTGTTGGAACCGTAACAGATGAAAATGTTACATATCTTCCATCTAATAATCCGTGACTGGTTTTATTTACTGTAACCGTTGGAGATCCAGATGTTGCATCAAAGGTAGCTCCAGTAATTGCTGTAGCTAAAGGACTAATATCAAAAAATTCTTCGTTGTAATATAAAAATAAACCTTGTGAAGTTCCTATTGCCACGTATTTTTCACCAGCAATACTAGCAAATGCATGTTGTGCTCTTGCTACACCAGGCAATGTATTATTAGAGTTAGTAAGTTGTGACCAGCCACCTATTTTTTCAGGTAAACCATATCTAAATCTAACAAAATCGCCGTCAACCCATTGAGACTCGGCTCCTGAATCTGTGACCATTTTGTTGAAACCAGGTTTAAAATTAAGTTTTTGTAGCACTTC